TAGAGGAGTCGTAATGGCTAAAGGTAAAGATTCACGATTAACTCGTGCTGGTGTATCTGGTTATAATAAGCCAAAACGTACTCCAGGACATCCGACTAAGTCGCATATTGTTGTAGCTAAGTCTGGTGATACAATTAAAACAATTAGGTTTGGTTCTCAAGGGGCCAAAGGTTCTCCTAAGAAAGAGGGTGAATCTGAGGCTTATCGTAAAAGACGTTTAGCTTGGAAAGCTCGCCATCAGAAAAATATTGACAAAGGCAAAATGAGCGCCGCTTATTGGGCGAATAAAGTCAAATGGTAAAGGAACTTTAAATGGCACAACTAACCAAGCCAACTAAGGCAATTAAAAAATCAGTTGCTGATCCTAGTGATAGCTATCATTCTCTTAAACCTTTATGGAAAAAGTCTAGGGCTGTTTTGCAAGGTGAAGAGAACGTTAAGGCACACGATGAGTATCTCGAAAAAGATTATACAAACTTACTAATTCCTTTTTCTCCTAGCATGAATCAGGCACAGTATGACTTTTATAAGTCAGAAGCAGAACTCCCAGGCTTAACCGCTCAGTACTGTAAGGTGCTTATTAGTGCTTTGTTGAGAAAAGACTCTCACTTAAAACTTCCAGAAGAACTTCCAGAAGATGCTTATGACTGGTTAAAGAATAACTTTACTCTTGATGGCTCTTCTTTGTTTAACTTTCTAGATAATGCTCTTTGGGAAGAACTACAAACTTCTCGTGCATGGGTATATGTTGATTACCCCAATGTCACAGAACAAGAATATGACATGATGTCTCCTGAAGAACGAGATATGATTAAGCCTTATCCAGTTATTGTCGAGGCAGAAAATGTTATCAATGTACAAACTAACACACACCCTGTTACTCGCCAAAAGACACTAAGCCGTATGGTAACTAGGTATCTCAGCAAACGCTATACGCCTGAGAACCCTTGGCATGCAGACTATGTTGATACTGTTTGTGATCATTACCTAGATGAAAGTGGCAAGTTAGTGCTTGACTATTATGAGCACGCTGACAACAATAATGAGCTTAAAGTTCTTAATGGTGATGTGCGACAAGAATATGAAGACTTTCAAACAGGATCTAAGTTTAAAAAGGTTAATACAGTTATGCCAACAATGTTTGGCGAAAGACTTAACCGTATTCCTGCATGGCCCTTAAATGGCCAGGTTGATCCTGTAGAGCCTGTACTTATGCCGCTCATTGATCGTGAAGTCTCTTTGTATAACAAAGTATCTCGTAGGAATCACCTTCTTTATGGTGCAGCTACTTACACCCCTGTTGTACAGTCTGACATGACCGATGAAGAATTTGAAGACATTGTTAATGCTGGTTTAGGATCTTGGTTACGTGTTCGTAAAGACGAGTCCATATCTGTCTTGGAAACACCTACTAGCGCCCTCGGGGACATGGATCGTGCTATCGCATCTACTGTTGAAGAAATGGCTAAGATGGGCATTAGAATGCTTTCTCCAGAACAAGCTGCTTCAGGAGTTGCTTTAGAAATACGTAATGCTTCTCAAACAGCACAGTTGGGTACTCTTAACGCTAAAGTCTCAGGCACTATGCGTGAGGTTATTGCCTTTATGATTAACTGGAAATACAACGCTGAGTATACTGCTGATGATATTGAGTTTCAGATGTCCAGCGACTTCTCACCTATGGTTGGTGGCGAAGGCTCCATGCGCCTTGTTTCTGAATGGTATCAAACAGGAATTATTGGCCGTTCTACTTTCTTAAATATTGCAAAGTATAATGACTTCTTGCCAGCAGACTATGATGACGAGGCTGCTCTTGAGGAAATACAAACAGATCCTTTAACTAATCAACCCCCTGACGATCAGGTTGAGGTAATTGAATAATATCACTAACTACTCAATGGAGTACTAGATGAACATTAATGACAAAATTTATGATCGAATTGTTGATCATATGGCTGATGTTAGGCTTTATGAAGAAGGGGTTCAAATACAAAATCGTAGAATACTTCGAAGACATCAAAAAAATGTTAGAGACCTCTTGAGAGGTAATATTCGAGCAAATTTGAATAAAGAAGTAAGCCGTTTTGGTACTGAACTTTTAGCACATAAAACTAATACTCTTAAAGAATTTTCAACATCACAGTTGGATTTCCATACAGATAACCTTTATAAAGAAGTTAAAGACTTCTATAAAGTTTCAAAACCAAGAACAAAAGAGCTTCTTGCAGAAGTGACTGGCCCTACAATGAAGGGTACTAAAAGCGTTTCTCAAAACGTTAAAAATATTGCTGCAGGTGAGCTTGTAAGAATACAGTCTAAAGTTAAAGCTGGCCTTGCTAAGGGTCTAAGCCAAAACGACATAATCAAAGATGTCTTAAAGACAACTAAAATAACAGAATATCAAGCTCGTGCTTTAACACGTACTGCTATTACTTCTACTCAAACAGCCGCTTTAAGGCGGGTAGCAGAGGATAACAAAGATATTCTAAAAGGATTTATGTTTACAGCTATTTTAGATGCTAGAACTAGCCCTATTTGTTCTTACCACAATGGAAAACTCTACGATGTTGATGATAAGAGATTTGTACCTCCTTTACATTGGAATTGTCGTTCATCTTTAGTACCCGTATTAAAATCAAAAGAAGAGTTGTTAGATACAGCTAAAGTTAAAAAGAACGTCCTATCTAAGAAAAAAGAAGAGTCACTCCCAGGAACAGCCCCTCGAGTTGAGGGGTTTGGGGTGTGGCTTAAAAGACAGTCCATGGATGTTCAAACTAAAATGTTAGGCTCTATCGATGCTGCCAATCTATTTAGACAGGGTAAATTAAAAGCAAATGAGTTTGTAACACCTAAAGGGAAAGTATTAAGTATACAAGCCTTAAGGAATAAGGCTGCACAATCTACTGCGGTTTATAAACCTCGTCAAAAGGTTAGAGAGCAAGATATTAGAATTGATGCTGTAAGGACAAGTAGTTTAATACGAAACCCTAAGAATAAAGATGATTTACGTCAGTTATTTCTTTTGGACTCTGATGATTACTCTAAAACCTTATCTTTAACAGATTATAAAGGCACTAGCCTTGTAGGTAAAACAGCTTCACGACGAAGGGTAGGAAATGAGTTTGATGAAAGAAACTTTAGTGCAGACCCTTTAACTGGTGAAATCAAAAATAATAATCTTTATGGCCCCGATTTTAATCTTTACCAAGAACGTCTTGACTTTATGCGTAACTCAAAACTTCTTAAGGCTGATGAAAAACAGTTTATAGAGTCTTTAGTTAATAGCCTAGATGATAAAATCTCAGTAAATCAACAAACAGTTATTGTTGAGAACTTAAGGGTTGTACTAGAACGCTTTGCTAAAAATAAACAACCCTGGGAAAACTTAGCCTCTGTTATTAGAGCTGAGAATAGATTTGCTGTACAGAACGTATCCCGACTATTAGACACTCGCTCTCGCAAGAGATCTGAACTGTTTGTTAGTTATTTGTCTAAAGATACTCCGCAAGTTAATATTCTAGGTAAATACTATACCTTTGCTGATCTCCAGAAAACACAATTAGCTGATCAACGGTTTATCGATGCTTGGAGACGTACACAAGGTAAAAAGCTAGCTAGAAAGATTTTTATAACAGGTCGTGCGCCTCTTAGGGTTTACTTCAGAAAGTTTGTTGATACTTATCCCACCAAAGAAAAGTTAACTAAAAACTTACTAAAGAAGAACCCCAAACTAAAGAAGGCTTATGACCTTTATAAAAAAGTTAACAATAGAGAGCCTTCTGACGCATGGTTTACACGGTTAGCAGCTAATAATCGTGAAACAGTTCGCCGAATACTTGATAGAGAATTTTTAGTTGCAAGTAAAAAACCTACTGACAATATCTTTGATGAAAAGGCAATTGATAGTCTTACTAAAATTTCTAAGTTAATTGCTTCAGGGCAATCTACCGACTATGATACTTTAGCAATTAATATTGGTAAATCTTTTTCCAAAGATTTTGAGAATATAATACCTTTTACAAAACATACTCTTAAAGATTTCCACAAGGAAGGATCTAAGATATTAGAGTTTTTCAAAGATCAAGGTCTTATTAAAGTTCAGTTTAGAGGTAAAACCCGTAGAGGTGTTTTAGACTTAGACACTGGTAGGGCATCTGGCGGGTGGCAAGATACAATCTCTAGAGAAGTTATTGTAGTTAATAAAAACCTTTTAAAGCTTCAAGAGGCAGAAAGAAAAGTTACCATTTCTAGGCGCTTGGGAATTACTTCAGCAAGAGATAGGCTTTATGTTAAAGCTAACAATAAGACTTATGTAGACGCAAGAGGTAATAACACAGGACTACCTCTGATTTCCCGTGATAAGTTTGCAGATTATGATCCAAAACAAATTGATCGTGAAATGGCTCAAATGCTAAACCACGTTATGGAGGTTGAGTATGGAGTTGATAACGAATTCTTTGGGTTCATGGATGATATCGCTAGATTTAGAGACCCAAGAGGTAACTCTAAATACTTTGACAGTATTAATGAGTTTCGTCATGAAATTCTAAATAGAGGGGAACAGGGCTATGGGCTAATGTCTACGGCCAAGTACCATGCACAAAGAGGTCAAAACTTTAGGACAACTGCTTTTATTGATTCTCGTGGTCGTGTATATCACAGAGGTTACTTAACACCCACAGGGGGTGAGCTTGTTAGACCCTTTTTAAACTCTGGCAAGTCTATCGCTATGAATGATGGTGCCTTTGATGAGCTACAAGTACAAATAGGCGCACTTATTGGACCTGGAACAGAAGCACTAACCCAAGCGGGTCGTAGAGCTATTTTTGCTCGTAATCAAGAAAAGATTATTGAGCTGGGCGAAATTATGATGTCTAAGACTCAAAGGGACAGAAGGCTACGTGAGTTTCTTCAACACCCTATTATTAGGGGTTTAGAGGGTGCAGAAGTCGCAAAGATGTCTCGTATGGCTCTTGAGTATGCTAGAATCAATCGGCATTTAAAGCAAGGTAGGCCGCTTAATTCTTATAGAACTAAACTAATGATAGAAAACGATGCATCTTCTAGTGGTGCTCAAATTATTGGTTTGTCTACAGGAGACAGGGCTGTTTCACAAGCATCTAATGTATTAGCTACAACTCAGAAGAATAGGCTTTATGACTTGGTTGCTATGGATACGGTTAACGATCCTGACTTTATAAAAATTGCTGGATTAAGAGATGCAGGTTTAACTTGGGAAGATTTAGCTAAAGCCGCTAAGGCTCAGAACATGGTTTCCTTTTATGGTGCTGGTTCTGCTACTAAAACCGCTAATGTTGCTAACAAACTCTCTAAAGTATTAGACGATAAGGGCTTTATTACTGTAACTAAAGCTAACTTGTCAGAACAACTTCGTATTATCGATGGTAAAATAAAGATTGCTAATCGAGAAGATGCAGTTAGTGTTGTTGCAGAATTAAATTCTTTTAGAGATGAGCTTGTTGAGTTAATCAATAAGAATGAGCCTGTTGGAAGAACACTACTAAAACAAGCAGCGGATATCCATCCAGATACTGCTGACTTTGTAAGAAAGCTTACTAGCTCTCGAAGAGGGATAATAGGCCCAAAAGAATTCTCAGAAGTCTCAAGGATTATGTCTAAGAACCTTGCGCAGAGAGCACCCGTAACCGATAACTTTATAAACTATTGGAAACAAGTTGCAACTGCTTATGTTCAAGACACCAAAAAGGTAGATATTCCTTGGGTTACTTTTGACGGTAAAGTTATGATGCAAAGGTATCGTCCAAAGATACAAGAGCGTGTAGACTTTAATGACTCAATTTCGGGTCGAAGAATTTCTAACATTTATGAATCAAGTGCAGAAGATGGAAAACTTTTAGGTAAAGGTTCTCTTAATGATGCACGAATTGGATTAGGTGTTAACGGAAATCACAGCAATGACGCTGCTATCGTACGGCGCTTCCATTTATGGGGGCGTAAAAATGGCGTCGATACTGCTACGATTCACGATGCTTTCTTTACTAACATATCGGAAGCAAATCGTGCTAAAACTGCTTTAAGGACCATCTATGCTGATGCTCTTGAAGGTGATACTATTAGGAAGACCTTGCGTGAAATGCGAAAAGAAGGTCTTTCAAGAAAATCTTACAATGAACTCTTAAATAAAGCAAGAGAGTTGGGTCTTATTGATCCTCCTAATAAGATTACTAGAAAAGACATATTAGCTCCAATCCGTGAAGGTGAGGACTGGTATGGAATTGGTCCATAGTTATTTGTAATAGCCTATGCGACTTTAATTAGAGTTTGTAACTCTTAACATAAAATATAACTCAAGCTGTGCTTGGAAGGAAAAAGAATGAGTGAAGAAAATAAAGTAGTTGAAGAAGTAACTGCAAACGAAGAGTCCAATGAGACTCAAGAACAAGAAACTGTTCATGAGGAAACTGTCGCTGATACTGATAGTGAGGTAGATCCGATTGAACGTGAAGTCCAAGAGAGACTTGCCAAAATGAAATCCAATATGGATCGCATGGCAAGTGAGCGAGACGAAGCTCTTAAAAAGGCAGTTGAGATTGAGCAAAAACAAAAGCAAGAACAAATCCAACGCCTAGAAGAAGAAGGTAAACTGCAAGAAGCTTTAGAAATGAAGCTAGCAGAGGCTCAGGCTAAGCTAAAAGTGTTCGAAGAAGAAAACGTAAAGCTTAACCGTGATAGCGTAGTTAACTCAGCGCTTGGAAGCCTAGAATTCCGAAATGAGCGTAGTCGTCAAATGGCCTATCGTGATATTGTTGAGCAACTCGTTCAGAATGATGATGGTCTTTGGGTTCATAAAACAGGAACTAATATTAAGGACTTTATTACAGCTTATTCTAAAAACGAAGATAATTCATTTCTGTTTCGTGTTAAGGCCAATACTGGTGCTGGCACTTCAAATAATTCTGGCATTCCATCAATGGAACAAAAGAAAACTATTGGTGAAATGACAACAGAGGAAGTTCTCGCCTTGGCCTCAAAAGGTCAATTAGGCAATTACTCTTATTAATATATAATAGTTACCACAAGGAAATAAATCATGGCTATTACAAATACAGACTTTCAAAATGTAGCTCTCGCAATCTCTGCTTATGCAGACGAAGCTTACACAACTGAAAAGAAACTAAACTCAACAGGCATCGTTGGTCAACGTGACGACATCAACGCTGATGGCGAATCCTTTATTGGTCAGTTCCGTTGGTACAAACCACTGTCTGCAAACATCAATGTTCCATCATTGTCTTCTGCAACAGACGGTACTTACACCGACATCACAACTGACATTGCCAACTATGTCAAGACTGTTCGTACCTTTGGTGCACAACAAGTTAACTTGCAAGAAGTTGTATCTAAGCAAGACGGTCTTGCAAAGATTGCCCGTGACTTTGCACAAGTACGTGGCGATGACGAAGGTAATGCTTTGTTGTCTGTTCTTAAAGGTGTTGCAGCCCACGAAGTTGCTCTTGGTGACGCTGGTGGTACTGGTAACGGCGGTATCGTTTCTTTCGATACAGACGCAGACGCAGCTAACACAGGCTTCTTTGTAGACGTTAACGCAGCTGGCGACTTTGGCGCAGCAGCAACAGGTTCCTCTGATGAGCGTAAACTGTTTGACTCCTCTGCTATTGGTGCTGCTCGTGGTGAGCGCCTCTTTAAAGCAATCGGCATGGCCTATAAAGACCATGAGCCAGACTTCATGTATCTAGCAACTTCTCCTGAAGTTATGGCCGAAATGCGTGCGGCTAACTTGGTAGATGACACAACCGTAACTGATGGCAACCTTGAGTTCTCAACAGTATTCGGTGGTAAATTCCGCTTGATCATGACTCGTGCAAGCCAAACAATTACACCAGCCTCCGGTGATTTGAACGCACAGTCTTCTAAGTGTTCTTTCATCTTGAAGCCAGGTTCTGTTTCTTTTGCACCTGTGAACACACCTACTCCTGTTGAAGTTGACCGCAATGCGGCTGCTTACACTGGTGGTGGTTCTACAAACATCTGGTATCGTTATGGTTTCATCATGCACCCAATGGGTTATGACTGGGCTGGCGCAACCAACGCCTTTGCAACCAACGCTAACTACGCCGCATCTGCTTCGTATACTCGTAAAATGGATGCACTAAACCTTGGCATCTTGCCTGTTTACCACTCATAATTAAGCTAGGAGGGACTAATGGCTTTAGTTCTTAATACTAATAGTTATGTAGAAATAACAGATGCTAGTGAATACTTTGAAACCCGTATTGATTCTGCAAGCTGGGATACAGCTACAGAAGCAACTCGTGAAGACGCACTAGTTACTGCTACACAAATTATTGACAACAATCCGTGGATTGGCTCCGCTGTTAGTCCTTCCCAAGCTCTTGCATGGCCTCGTAAAAACGCTCTTTACTATGATAATCGACTAGGATTACAAGTTACATTTTCAACTACTGAAATACCTAACGCAGTAAAGATAGCGGTTTACGAGCAAGCTCTACACTTACTAAATAATGAAGACTTATTGGCTCAAACAACACAAACATACGAAAGTATTAGTATTGGTAATATTAGTTTAAGTGATTCAAACAATGATGTTACTCGAATTTCTATTACGCCAAACTTTGTTATTAAACCCCTTCGTCCACTTATTCGAAGAGGTGCTACAGGTGTAGGTGCTGGTTGGTGGAGGAATAATTAATGTCACTTTCTGCTAAAGTAACTACTGCCGTTAATAAGGCATTTGCTGCTGCAGGAGACTTGGTTAAACAAGGGACACTTTCTTCAAAATCTGTTTCAGGTTATGATTTTGCTACTCGTAGTACTATCAGTACTTCTGGAAGCATTGTTGTAGATGTAATTATTCAGTCAACTCAAAAGCCCTCTGGTGATGGGTTTACAGTTACTGCAATGTTGCGATCTGGGGTAAATCTTTCTGTTTATGACACTTTAACTGTAAACGAAAAGGTATATAATATTATTGATTATAGTGACAATGGTTTTACTATTGAAGCAATCCTAGTGAAGGAAGCATAAAATGTATGACAATGTTTTAGACGACATTGAAGCTGTTTTTGCTTCTGAAACTTGGATATTAAACAACATAGATGTTTATCCTGACAACTACCAAGGTACAATTAGTACTGAAACTGAATTCTGTAGATTAAATGTGTTACCCAGTTCAAGTGACCAACTCGCTCACGGCGGCATTAAAAGCTTAAATGGACTAATTGTAGTTAAAATCTTTGTTAAAGCTGGTGAAGGGCAATCTCGCATCATGGCTATCTCAGATATTCTCGACATTAATCTTGAAAACAAAAAACTAGCTAATGGCACAGAGCTTGCTACATCTTATCTGAATGTGGAAGGGCTAGACCCATATAACAAGTCGCTTTATAGCGCAAGTTACATAATACCATTTAAAATATACGGAGAATAACAAATGGCTCATATTTCAACTCTTGGTGCGGGTATTTTTACCTACCTTGATTTCTTTAAAGGCACGATCCCAGCCAGTACAGACACAGCCGCAGAATGCGCCGCTTTGTTTGTTGGGACAACTCCAGGTACAGCAGACGCAGATCATGTGCGCATGCCTTCCGTACGGGAATTCCCGTCTATCGGTACACCTGCAAACATCGTAAACGTACCTGTTTATGGTCAAAACACTTCTTCTCAGGTACAAGGCCAGTCCGATGCACCTACACTTGAAGTTACTGTAAACTACATTGCATCTGACATGGAAGCAATTCACGCCCTCATTGGTCAACAACTTGTTTTCCGCTTTATGATGGCTGAATCAGCTTGTACACCGGATGAAGGCGCAGGCTCTACCTTGGCAAAAGCAAACACAGAATTTTACTTTAAAGGTAAAATTGAAGCAATTTTGGTTAACCCACAGTTAACAGATGCTACTACTGCGACTGTCACATTGTCTGCTCAATCTGACTTCTTTGGCCCAGCAACTATTGCTGCTGCTTAATGATAAAATTAGAGGGAGCTTAACAGCTCTCTCTTTTATATAAGAGAGATATAATGACAGATAAACCATTTAGTAAGAGTTTTGTTATGCGTACTACCTTTCGGCATATGCGCAGAAGTGTAGACATTAGTATACGAAAAAGTTTTGAACGTTTTGGAGACTTCAAGGAGAATTCTCATGAAGGAAAAGAGTGTTTAGAAACTCTTTCTGTATTACATACAGTAAGAAAAATTTTAGATGACTTCCAAGAAAATAACAAAGATTTGTTCACAGAAAAAGATAAGTTGGGTTAATATACATTATGAAACATTTAGTTGGAAAAAAGATTACTGAAAAAGTAAAATTTATGGATGAAGAAGTTGAGGTTAAAAAGTTAACAGTCAACGAAGTTTTTAAGATTCAAGATCTCATTAAGAAATCACAAAATAAAAAGACAGAATACGATGACATTAGTTTAATCAAAGATGTTATTCGTTTAGCAGTAACAGATGCTGCCGAAATTACCGATGAGGATTTTAATAGTTTTCCCGTTGGCGAACTAACCCAACTCTCTGAAAAGATCATGAGTATTGCGGGGTTAGGGAACGCTTCTTCGGGAAACTAACTACACAAGAAGAAACACTATATGAAATAGCTTACAACTTAAGAATTCCTGTTTATCAACTACTATCAGAGATGCCTTATGATGAGTTATTAAAATGGACTACTTTCTTCAAACAACGCCCTGTTGGATGGCAAGAAGATCAAAGAACATATTTGTTGCTTCGTGCAGCGGGGGTCAAGGCTTCAGCTGAAAGCATATTCCAATCTTTAAAGACTATTAAACAGGATCAACAAGATAGACAGGTTCCAGATAAGGCAGTGCCTAAGGGTAAATTCTTAGATATGATGCTTAGAGCCAAGGGTGGAGATTCTTCTGGTTGGAAAATTAAATAAGGAAACCACCATGTCTGAAGTATTTAGTATGGAAGTTGTTAACTTTCAAAAAGAAATGCGGAGAGTTGAAAAAGAAGTCAGTCAAATGACTAACCTTGAAATTGATGATAGAATCGATTACGCAACCGACACTTTAAAAGTTGTTACACCTGTTGATACAGGTAGAGCAAGGCGTGGTTGGAAAAATACAAAAAAGTATGACACTTATGGTTTTAGAGATGGTACAATCTCTAATGAAGTTGAATACATAGATGTCCTTAACAATGGACACAGCAGACAAGCACCTCGTTATTTTATAGAACAGGTGCTAATGAAAATAGGTATATTAATCCCTTAAATAACTGCCCTCTGATGGCTCTCGATATACGAGACTGTTAGGGGGCAATTTTATTAAATGGAGGCATCATGAGTGGTGTAGAAATTAGGGTACGTGCTAATACAACCCAAGCACGAGGTGAATTACAAAAATTAGAAAAATCCGTTGGAAAGATTCAGTCTGTTACTAGCGGTCTTGCAAATTCAATTAAAAGTGCTGTTGCTGCGTATTCTGGTTTCGTTTCTATTAAAGGTATTGTGTCCGCAGCAGATGATCTTAAGAACCTTGAAAACAGTATTGCACTCGTTACAGGCAGGGGTAAAGAGTCACAGGCAGCTTTACAACGACTTTACGCTATCGCTGCTAGGGGTCGCTCTTCTATTGACACTACTGCCGCAACCTTTAACCGCTTTGGTTTAGCACTATCTGGTGCAGGCAAATCTACAGAGGACATTCTAGCTGTTACAGAGGCTGTTGCTAAAGCAGCCACGTTGTCAGGGGCTTCTGCTGACTCAGCACGGGCAGCTATTATTCAGCTTGGTCAAGGTTTGGCTTCTGGTGAGCTACGGGGTGAAGAACTTAACTCTGTTCTAGAGCAAACCCCAAGGATTGCACAAGCCATTGCTGATGGTATGGGTAAGCCTTTTGGTGAGCTTCGTTCATTAGCTAAAGATGGTCAAATTACCTCTGAGGCTGTATTTAATGCGCTCATTAGCCAAATTGGTGCTATTGAAAAAGAATTCCTTACACTAGAGCCTACGATTGGTTCTCTCTCAGTAGTGATGAGGGACGAATTTACTAGAGCTTTAGCAGCCATTGATAATATTGCAGGTTTTTCAGATAGTGCAAGAGGTAAAATCGAACTCCTGACCACTGCATTCAGGTTCATTGCTGATAGAGCAGAGATAAACTTTCTAAAGCTACAAATCGGTTTACTTAATTTAAGAATGGACTTCCAAGATACCGCTAAGAAGATGTACGACTCAGTTGCTAGCATCTTCTCATCTGATTTTACTGTAGAGGGTTTTAAAGAATCTCTTAAACAGGCATCAAATTCTTTAAAAGAATTTTTAGGCCTTACTGAAGAAGATAACCAAGAAAGCACATTTCAAAAGTTATTCGCTAAAATACCACCCCTTGATTTATCAGGATATTTGCCAAATCTTACTGAAATTACTGGTCATCTCATACGTTTTGCTGAAAATGTAAAGAGTATTTTCTTTAATATCTTTGATGATGTCATCTTAAACTCGACTTGGTCAAGTTTATTCTGGAAGGGCACTGATAGGATTGGTGGCCCTAAGTTTACAGCAGCAATACAGGGCGTTTTATCCACACTTAGCGGGTGGGCGAATAAAATTAAAACCTTATTTAAAGACTTAGCTTTTGGGGCTAGAGGTTTTAACGAGTTTGGAGAAGCGGGTCGGGGCGAGCGCTCTGGCGGGGCCTACGAGTCTATTAACAATATCACCGAATCCGTAAAATCTTTTACAGCAGCTATGTCAGAAGCAATTACTAAGTCTGAAACATTTAATAGTGCAACGGGCTTTTTCACAACACGCAGACAAGCTCTTTCTGGTTTTATTTCTGAGTTTACTAAAGACTTTAGTGAGAACGGCGGTCTCCTGGGGTATCTAAATAAAGTTTCTGAAAAACTAAGTGAAAAATCTAGTAAAGAAATTACTTCG